AAAATCAGAGTTAATATCAAGAAGATTTATTCCTTATTTAATGGGTAAAGACCCATATAGAAACGTCATTTTTGCAACATATAATGAAGATTTTGCAAAAGACTTTGGAGCAGACGTAAGATCAATAATAACTGCACCACAATATAAGCAAGTATTTCCAAAATTTGGTTTGAGAATGGGTGGAGCATCCAAAAGCAGAATACAAACTGGAAAAGGCGGAATGAGTGTTTTTGTTGGGCGAGGTGGATCAATTACTGGTCGTGGTGGTGATTTTGTTATTTTAGATGATCCGATTAAAGATAGTTTAGAAGCTGGTTCACCAACATTAAGAGAACAGCTTTGGAATTGGTTTACACAAGTATTAATGACACGATTGATGACAGCATCAGCATCTATTGTAATCGTTCAGACAAGGTGGCACGAGGATGATTTAATTGGTAGGCTAACAGACCCTACAAATCCACATTACACCCCTGAAGAAGCTCAAAAATGGCATATAATCAATCTTCCAGCACTTGCAGAGGAAAATGATCCATTAGGAAGGGAAGTTGGTGAATTATTGTGGAAAGAGCGATTTGACGATGAGTTTATGAACGCACAAAGAAATTTAGACCCAAGAGGATTTTCTTCTTTGTATCAGCAAAGACCAACTCCTGAAGATGGTGACTTGTTTGAGCGAGAAAATATTATGTTTTATAACAAACAAGATTTACCTGAAGATTTAAGAATTTATGCAGCATCAGATCACGCAGTTGGAGTAGACAAAACAAGAAATGATGCGACTTGTTTACTTATTGTCGGTGTGGATCGTGATGATGATATATATATTATAGATTGCTGGTGGGAGAAAAGACCAGTTGATAAAGTTGTCCAAGCAATGCTGAATTTAATGGCAAGACACAAGCCATTAATATGGTGGGCAGAAAAAGGTCATATCAGTAAATCAATAAAACCATTTTTAAGAAAAAGAATGGCAGAAGAAAGAGTTTATTGCAGAATTGAAGAAGTAACTCCAGTTCATAATAAAGTTCAAAGAGCACAATCTATTTTAGGAAGAACAGCAATGAAAAAAGTGTATTTTCCTAAAGTTGCTGGATATACGCAAAAAGCATTAGATGAATTATTAAAATTTCCAAATGCAAGGTTTGATGATTTTGTAGATGCTTTATCTTGGATTGGAATGGGTTTAGATAGATTAGCTACTCCATTAGGGTATTCACCTAAAAAAGATACTGTTCCTGAAGTTGGAACAATTCAATGGATTAAATTTGATACCGAACAAAGAGAGCGACAAAATTATATAAATAATTCTTCAGGAGGATTCTAATGGATGAAGAAATGGAAATTGTCGTTGTCGAAGAGAAGGATGATGAGCCAACAATAAGAAGGAAAGCACTTGTATCACATTGGATTGATAGTATTCAAAGTGCCAAAAGTTTTCACGAACCAGCATTTAAACAAATGAAAACTGATATGGATTCTGCTTTAAAAGGCTTTGACCCAAATAAATGGGATGATGACAATTATGTAGCAAACATTCTTCAACGTCACGTTCAGCAAAGAACAGCATCATTGTATGCTAAAAACCCACAAGCTGTTTGTAAAAGAAGGCAGAGAATGGATTTTCAATTTTGGGATGGTGATGAGAAAACATTAGCTATGGCTTATGATACTACTGCTCAAGCATTGGCAAGTAATGTTCCAATTCCACCTCAAGCAACACAAATAATCCAGGATTGGCAAAATGGAACAAATCATAGGAAGATGCTGGATAATGTTGCTAAGACAATGGAAAGTCTTTTTGACTATTTTATGAATGAACAGCAACCAGCTTTTAAAACTCAAATGAAAAGTCTAGTTAGAAGAGTTATTACAACTGGTGTTGGTTATGTAAAAGTAGGATTTCAAAGAGATGTTGACAGATCACCTGAAGTATCAAGCAAGATTGCTGATGTTCAAGCACAAATTGATAATTTAACAAGAATTGCAAAACAAGCATCAAAAGGTGACATTTTACCTGATGATCCTCAAATTGAAGAGCTTCAATTATCAATGAAAGCATTAATGTCTGAAGAAATGATTATTGTTAGAGAAGGATTAGTATTTGATTTTCCTGAATCTAATTCAATAATTATTGATCCTATGTGCAGAGAATTAAAAGGTTTTATTGGAGCAAGATGGATTGCTCACGAAATGTATTTAACTCCTGATGAAATTATGGAAATTTATGGTGTTGATGTAAGTAACAAGTTTACCGAATATGATGTTACTGGCAGAAAAACTGTTTCTGATAGTTATGATAGAAAAGAAACTAATCAGGAAAGCGAAAGTTTAGCTGTAATTTACGAAATTTACGATAAAAAATCAGGATTACAATATTGTGTTTGTGATGGACACGAAGATTTTTTAAGAGAACCAATGTCACCTGATGTAAAGGTAGAAACATTTTTTCCAATAAATGCATTAGTTTTTAATGAAATAGAGCATAAAAATCATTTATATCCGCCTTCAGACATTAAATTATTAATGCCTATGCAAAGCGAATATAATCGTGCTAGGCAAGGTTTAAGAGAGCATAGAAGGGCAAACAGACCTAAATATGCAGCACCTGCTGGGATGCTCGAAGAAGAAGATAAAATTAAATTATCTACACATCCAGCAAATGCAGTTCTTGAACTTCAGGCTTTAGCTGCTGGACAGAAAGTAAATGATGTAATTCAACCAGTACAACAAATTGGTATTGACCCAAATTTATATGAAGTCAGAACAATATTTGACGATGTTCAATTAGTTGTTGGAGCTCAAGAATCTACATTCGGAGGAGTTTCAAAGGCAACAGCAACAGAAACCAGTATTGCTGAATCTTCAAGAATGAGCAGTTTAGGTGCAAATGTTGATGACCTAGATACATTTATGAGTGAGATTGCACGATCTGCTGGGCAAATTCTTTTACAAGAAATGTCTATTGATGAAGTTAAAAAGATAGTTGGAGTAGGTGCAGTATTTCCTTCAATGACTAGAGAGCAAATAATAGACGAAATTTATTTAGAAGTAGAAGCTGGATCAACTGGTAAACCTAATAGAGCAGCCGAACTTCAAAATATTGAAAGAATTATGCCATTCTTACTGCAAATACCAGGTATTGATCCTAAGTGGTTAGCAAAAGAATTGTTAAAGAGATTAGATGATAAATTAGATATTACATCTGCATTAACAGAACAAATTCCAAGTATTGTTGCAATGAACCAAAATCAGGGACAAGGAACTGGTGATCCAGCAATGCAAGGATTACCTCAAGGCGGTGCAAACAATCAACAAGTCTTATCAGCACCAACTGGCGGAACATTGCCACCAATGGGAGCAAATAATTAATTATTTAACTTTTTTTGTTGAAAATGACGTTCAACAAGATTAAACATAAAGAAAGGGAAGTAAAATATGGCTGAAGAAGCAAACGAAGTGCAACCTTCTGACACTTCAAATGACGTAATTGAAAATAATCAAGAGGTACAATCGTCAAGTGCCGAAAGCGAAACGGAAGATGATCTTCTTGCAGTAGTGCAAAAGGCAAGTCAGCCTGAAGTAGACGAAGAAGAGAAAACAGAAGTTACGGAATCGCAATCCGATGAAAATGTTGAAACAAGAGAAGATGGAGATTTAGATACACCCATAGATGACCAATCGGAAGATGCTGATGATGAGCCTTTGGAAAAAGGTAAATCTGTTCCTTATCCAAGATTTAAAAAAGTCATTGATGAAAGAAATAAATTCAAATTGGGTTTTGAGGAAAATCAAAAAATCACTAAATTCCAAACTACCAATAATCTTTCAACGGATGAAATGGCAGATGGAATGAAGATTATGGCTTTAGTGAAAAATAATCCACTAGAAGCCTACAAAGCCTTAAAACCAGTAGTAGACAATCTTGCTATACAAGCTGGAGAAGTTTTACCTGATGATTTGAAATCCAAAGTTAATGATGGATATATGGATGAAGAAACTGCAAATGAGTTAGCTAAAACGAGAGCCGAAAAATCTAATTTAGAAAGTAAGGTTCAAAATTTAAATACTCAACAACAAGCAAGTCAGCAAGTTGAACAAGCAAAAGCATTGAATGATATAGTTGTTAATTGGGAAAACTCTAAAAAGAAATCCGATCCTGATTTTGACAGTAAAAAAGATACGTTACTTGATCGAATGAGGGCACAAGTTGCACAAAATGGAGTACCACCAACACAAGACGGAATTGTTGAAATGTTAGAGGGTGCATACACTACTGTTTCAGATAGATATGCGAAAATTTCAGGCAATAGAACTCCTATTCGGACACCTAGCGGTAATAAATTAAGCGGAACTCCCACATCACAACCAAACAGTTTAGAAGAAGCAATTCAAAATAGTTTGGCGGAAATGGGAAGTTAAGCTGTAGCCAAATGGAGTTAAACAATGGCTTTTTCATCTGACGAATTGGCAAATATTGCCAATGCTGCCCTTGATTATTAT